TATGTACCAAGTAGCAAGAGTGCCGGTGGTAGTCTCTGACATATGCCAAGTGAATCCCCTCTCGTCATTAGTAACTCGACTAGGTGGCAAACATTCGTAAGCTTCCCACCACTGTTCTTCTGTTATTGGAAATAAAACGCCAGCCTTATATTTGATACGGTCAGCCTTCTCAACTAACTTAACTGCCTCTCTTAAAGGCATTAATTTAAAAGAAGGATTCTCTCTCAAATATTCTTCTGTCGTTTTATCAACCCACATAGGTTGATTTGTTTCAGGATGAATGGAAGTCTGGACAACTTCTTCTTTAGTGTCATAAATACACATCTTGACATCATCCCAGGTCAAAGTAGACATAATTAAAACCTTTGGTCGTGGTAATACTGGAGAGCCCAGCATGGAACCCCTAAGGGCTCCAGGCTGAGTTCAAACAAACTTGGCTCCAACTAATTTCAATGGGATGTTTTCATCAGTTTCAAGGCCAAGTTCATAAATTTTTCTTTGCACTTGAACAAAGGAATAATCAGCCTTTGCTGGGTAGCGGTCATAATCTCTTATTTTTGAGTGACCGTCCTCAAAGTAATCAAACCAATCAGGCTGTTTGCCATGCTTTGCTTTATAAGCAGCAATAAACAAACTTGCGTCCTGGTCCTCTTCTAAATAAACCTGCTCATCTTTTAAATAACTAAAGCGAGAAACATAATGCTCAATCTCTAATTCATCCAAAAGACGTACAGGCACTTGTAACCAACCATGACCGCCGTCATGGTGGAAACTAAACTGTTTCATTTTTCAAGGTTCTGTGGTCGTGGTTGCAAGCGGACTAATGGCAGAGGCCTAGTCAATGAAGAATGGCAGTCTTGTTGCCGCTTGCTTCTTCATTAATAGCTCTTACTCCACACCCCTGTAGACTTTACCTTTAAAACTTAACACTCTGTAACTTTCACAGCTCTTTAGCTCCCGCGGCGGGCTCTCACTTGTGCGTTTGCCTGCCGTCGCCTGCTCCAGCTGGACCAGTAATAAGACCAGGAGTAAGAGCTGCCGCAAATATATTATTCGCGGCCAAGTCAGTCCCTCACTGCCCCTATGCCCATTTAATTGAAAAATGATTGATATATTTATTTTTTTTCGTCTTTAATATCCGATCTGGGGCGGGGCTATGGGGAAATATCTAAAAGTGATGACGACGAACCCTACTTAATCGCGAGCAGCAAAATGGGAAGTGTTGCTAATGCTAGGAAAAGCGAGTCTAGGGGAGTATATATCGAGGTAAGAGTTAAGGGAGTATCGGTGCGTTTCGTTAAAAACCCTGCCGTCTGTTTATATGGGCGTTTGGAATGAAAGTCAATGTTCCGAGTTTACGTTTTGAAACATTCTGAGGGGTTGTGTTAGTTCTGCGTGGGTGTAAGTTAATTAGGCGACCAAGCATTAAGGATTATGATTAAAAGAAAGGAAACGTATTTGATGAAGAAGATGAAGGAGAGGGTTGGTATTGAGAGAGATCCAAGTGGAGGGGAATTAGCTAGAGATTTTACGAAGAGTGAGAGGGCTGCTTATGGAAGTTACATGAGAAGTTATAGAGAGAGGTATGGATTAGTGGATGGTTTAAGGACAGATAGGGAAGGGTTTAAGAAATATCTGCGGGAGCGTAGAGAAAGGGATAGAAAAGCGAGGGGATATTAGTTATTGTGTAGTCGTCTTTTAGATTAAGAGTTATGGCTCCATCTGGTAAAGGGACTTACGGAAGTAAGAAAGGAAGACCACCAAAGAAGGGGAAGAAATAATGTATCAAAGAGAATGGTTAGAAGAAGATCGTAAAAGGGTATTGGATATGGAGAGGTGGTATGTCTTAGATGGCAGGCATCATCAAGATCATCCGATGCATGGAATTTATACAGGACTTTCAGCTAAAGCTGATGAACTAGAGAAAGAAGATTTAGTGAGCTAAAATGAAATAGCCCTACGATGCTTGCTGCTTGGTCGTGGTCAGCTAGGGTTAGATGAAGCCTCCTGACTCCTGCGTTGTTGGGGGGTTTTGTTGTCTTTAAAGAAGTTTGATGTATAGTAATTTTGTTGCGGAAACCATTTATTAGCTAGTCCAGATTTCCTCTGGTATGCGTAAGTCGTAGCCGCAATCTTAATAAGACCCATTATCAAGTTGTTAGCTCAACCGCTGCTCTGATGGAGCGTCAGCACAGAACCCTCTCTCACCAGTAGAGGGTTTTGTTGTATCTAGCCATAGTTACGTCAGAATAGAGAAAGTTAAAAAAGGACTATGCCTTACCTCACAAACAATCAAAGAATGGAGTTAGGTCTTGAAGGTGCAAGCTGTGTTAAGCCTGAGACTTTAAAAAATGCTGATACGTCTAATGTTTACGTGGACGAGGAGGTTCAAGAACAGCTATTAGCTCCACCAGTAAGACCAACAGCTACAGTTGAAACAACTGAAGAGACAGAAGAGTGAAAAGTTTATGGGAACCGTTACCTCCTCAATTAAGAGATAGCTTTCCTAATTTCACTTGTTATCTGCTTAGAGAGTTGGGGTTAGCAGATGCCCCAACTAAGCAGCAGATTTCTGTTTGTAAATGGATGCAAAATGGGCCAGATCGTAGTCTTACTGTTGCTTTTCGTGGATTAGGTAAGTCAATTCTTGCGTCTTTTTATGCTTTATGGAGATTAAGAGTAGATCCAAATGAAAAGATTCTGATTGTCTCTGCTACAGCAGTTAAATCAACTGACTTTTCGTCTTTTATGCTTCGTTGCATTGGAGAAATTGATATTCTTCAATGTCTTATGCCTGGGCCAGAAAATAGATTCTCTAATGTTGCTTTTGATGTAGGGCCAGCTCAAGTTGAACAGTCTCCGTCTGTTCGATCTATGGGTGTTATGGGTCAAACAACTGGACAAAGATGTACTTGTGCAATTCTTGATGATGTTGAAACTTTAGCTAACGTAATTACACAGTTAAAACAAGACAGAGTTGCACACGCTGTTGAAGAAATACAAAGTATCATAAAGCCAGAGGAGGGCCAGCTTTTACCCCGTAAAATATTATATTTAGGAACGCCACATACGGAAACAAGTATATATTTAAGGCTTGTAAGAGAACGGAACTATTCTGCTCGTTACTGGCCTGCGTTGTATCCGAAGGAGTTCGATTGCTACGAGGGCAGCCTCGATCCGACGATTGAACAAGAGGTCATCGCGAATACCAGCCTCGTGGAAGAGCCGACTGATCCAGAGCGATTTGGGCATGAAGACATCCTCCAGAGAAAAGCATCCATGACCAAGGCGAGCTTTGAACTTCAGTTCATGCTCAATACCCGATTAGCAACTTTAGATAAGTATCCAATCAGGCTTGGGGATCTCATGGTGATGGATCTTGATGGAAAAGCCCTACCCGAGACTTGTATATGGTCTAACCAACCTGATATGAGATTGCAAGACCTAGTATGTGTCGGGCTTGGAGCTGATAGGTTCTACCATCGCCCAATATTTCAAAATGGATGGGTGTCAAAAACCGAATCGTGGCGGTGTGTCTTAGCTATAGACCCTGCTGGACGAGGTAAAGACGAATTAGCTTGGGCAGTTTTAGCGGAATTAAATGGAAATTTATTCTTACTTGAATCTGGTGGGTCTACTTTGGGCTATGCCGATGAAGTTTTGCAATATCTTTCTGAAACAGCAAAGAAATGGGATGTTAACTATGTAGTGGCTGAGTCGAATATGGGCGATGGTATGTTTAGTGCCTTACTAAAACCGCACCTAACAAGAACACATCCATGCACTATTGAAGAAGTTAGGCATAACATCCGAAAAGAAGAAAGATTATGTGACACACTTGGCCCTTTAATTCAGCAACATCGTCTTATTGTTAATAGTCGAGTCATTAAAAATGATTATCGTCTAACCGATGAAGATCCTGAACATGGATATTCACGAAGCCTTTTTTGGCAAGCCTCAAGATTGACACAGGAAAGGAATTGCTTAAGCCATGATGACCGCCTTGACGCTCTTGCTATTGCAGTCGGCTTTTTTGTTGAGTCAGCCGCCCAAGATCAGCAAGTTCAACAACAAGCTAGAAAAGATCAACTCTTCCAAGACGAATTAGAAGCTTGGATGGATGAGACAACAGGTTCTATTGACTCAATAGCTTTCGGTTTTAAGAAAAAAACTACTTCGGGGAGAGCTTACGGAGGGGTTCGACGTTTGAAGGTGGGGTCTTAAGCGGAATAACTTTGTCATCCATGCTTGAAAAGTCCAATTTGTTGGCAAGTTTCTTTAATGTGCTTCCTTCTGCCGCAACAGCAGTCACATTGTTTTGTTTTAACAGAGCCATTGCCTCTGATCTTGCCTTGCGATCTCCATTTCTTAGATCATCTAATACTTGATCTATTACTTCGGAGTGCATCTCTGCTAATTTTTCTTGTAAATCCATAAACAATTACGGGGATGTGGAATAACTTCTCTACTATGGTATATATTCACGATTATCGGTAGGCTGTAAAGGTCTACGTCCTTGGAGAGTGGCTTATTTCCCAAACATAGATGAAAGATTTGTAGCTGCTTTAGATGAGCAGTTCCCAGATCAGTGTCCTGACTTAAATCTTTCTGAAAAAGAAGTTTGGTTTAAGTCAGGCCAGGCATCTGTCGTCAAGTGGTTAAAACGCCGTTTGGAAGAACAGGAAAATGACGTTTATCAACTGGAGGCAGTCTGATGTGTTTTGGTGGCGGCGGTTCTGCTGGAACAATTACTGTTCCTGATTACAAAGCTTATGATCAGCAATTTGATTTATTAAAGTCTGCGGTAGACCAGGCTTCTAGTACAGCAATATTAACTTCTCAGTCTGATTTGAACGCAGCATTAAACGCCAAACAAGATGCTGCTACAAAATTATTGCTGGCAAAGCAACAGCAAGCAGATGATACAAATGCAGCGGCAATGAGATTAGCTCAAGTTGTTGGGCCGCCGCCAAGAGAAGAACATGCTAAACCTCCTCAGATTGGTGTTGATGAGAGAGGTGTGAAAACTAAAAAAGGTAAATCATCTTTAAGAATTGGCAAAGTTGCCACAACTTCAGGCCAAGGCTCTGGCCTCAACATTACTTAGGTACTCATTATGTGCGTCGGCCCCTTCGCTCCAAAAATTGAAATGCCCGAAATTGTCTATCAAGGCCCGTCTGAACAGGACTTGGCTGATCAACGACAAATTTTAACTGATTACACAACAACGTCTGAAGCAAACACAAAAGCTTTTCAAGAAACAATTAATGATCGAATTGCTACTGCTCAAGCCTCAACAGACAGTATTTTGGAACAACTAAAAGAAACTACAGCTCAATCTGGGGCTGGTATTGAAAATTTAGTAAACGATGCTCCTTATGCAATTACAACTGAGGACGATTTTAAGCCTGAAGATGCTCAAACAACACAAAAAATTAAAAAGAAAAATAAAAAACCAAGCACTTTAAAAATTGCAGCAGGCGGTCTTACCTCTACTGCTGGAACTGGCGTTAACTACGGAGTTTAATTATGTGTGCTGGCCCTGTTAAAAACCTAATCGAAGACGTAACTGGAGTTACGGCTAAAAAAAATGCTGTTAAAAAAGCAATGAAGCAACAAGCAGAAAATATTAGGATTGCAAATGAAAGAAATGATGAATTAGCAGATATTGGCAATCAGATAACTCAAGTTACAACACAAACAGAAAAGACAAATCAACAAGCCGCTGCAAGTGGAGCTGAAGCTATTGAAGCAATAAGGCAGCAAGCACAAACTCAAATTGTTGTTGGAAGTTCTGGCCCAAGTGCTGCTCAGATTGCAGCTCGTAATGCTGCGATAAGTGCTGCTAGTAGTGCAGCTCGAACATCGCAAGGCATTATTAACAAACAAAATAAAAAGAAGAAAAAAGGTTTAAAAATATCTCCAAGAGATGCTTATTCAGATGGTTCTGGTACACCAGGATCTACTTCTGCTTCATTAAAAATCGGTAGCCAAGGAACATCTCCTGGTACTGGTACTAATCTCCCTGTCTAATTATGGCTACTGCTGAACAGCGTTATCGCTCAGGTGAAAATGATCGGAATTGGGTTTTAGATAAAGGCCGTAATTCAGCTCGTCTTACGGTTCCTTATTTAATCCCAGAATCAAACGATCCAGTTAATAACAACAAAGATACATACGCAGTTCCTTGGAATGGGATAGGAGCCAGAGGAGTTCTTAACTTAGCAAGTCGAATGTTGCTTGCTTTGCTACCTCCAACGCAACAATTTTTCAGATTTTCATTAGATGAAGCAGCATTAGCACAGCAAGGAGTAGGGCCAGAGCAGAAATCTCAGTTTGAAGAGGCGTTAAGCAAAATTGAAAGGATGGTGCTTAGGGAAATAGAGGCAAGTAATGATCGTGTTGTCTTCCATGAGGCGTTATTACACTTAATTGTTGCTGGAAATGCACTTTTATATGTTGCTCCAGAGGGATTAAGGGTATTTCATCTCAATCGTTATGTTTGTTTCCGCGATCCAATGGGTAATCCCCTTGAGATTGTCACTTGTGAGCAACTTCCTTACTACGCATTGCCAGAAAAGGTTAGGCAAATGCTTGAACAGGATGAAGAAGAAGATTTAAAAGGACTTTATAAGCAACCTGAACCACTAGAAGCAAAGGAAGAAGAGAAGAATTGCAAGGTTTACACCCATATCAAGTGGGAAGGTAATCAAGTTAAGTGGCATCAGGAGGTAAAAGGAAAGATTGTTGAAGGAAGTGAAGGAAGAGCCCCTAAAGATCTAAGTCCTTGGCTCCCATTGCGTATGACGCGGGTTGATGGACAAGCTTATGGGGTTGGATATGTCGAAGCAGCAGCGATAGCAGATTTACAAACAGTTGAGGCGTTATGTCAGGCAATCGCAGAGGGTAGCCTTGCTAGTGCAGCGGTACGTTTCCTCGTAAAACCAAGTGGTGTTACGAAGGCCGCTGATCTAGCTAAGGCTCCTAATGGAAGTTTCGTTACAGGAGATCCCAACGATGTGCTTGCTTTGCAAGTTCAGAAATCGTCCGATCTATCCGTAGCGATGCAAGGAAAAGAACAGATAGAACGTAGGCTGTCACAGGCTTTTATGCTGAATGATCAGCGAAATGCGGAACGCGTCACCGCGGAAGAAGTGCGTTTGGCCGCCCTTCAGACGGAAAATAGCCTCGGCTCCATATACAGCATTCTCACTACAGAGTTCCAAGTTCCATACGTCGCTAGAAAGTTAGATATTCTCACCAGAGAAAACAAAGTTCCTAAGTTACCTCCTGATTTAGTCAAAGTTGTAATGACGGTTGGTTTAGCTGCTGTTGGAAGAGGAAATGATTTAGAGCAATTAGTCAGATTTACAACAACTCTGGGTCAAACCATAGGCCCAGAGGGATTAGCCCAGTATTTAAAACCTACTGAGTTAATCACTCGTCTTGCTTATTCAATGGGCATAGACACTTTGGGCTTAATCAAGACTGAGCAAGAGCTACAAGCTGAAGCACAGCAAGCCCAGGAGCAAGCACAACAGCAAGCTTTACTGCAATCAGCTATGGGTGATCCGCAGAAGTTAGCTAATGCTGCTCAAACCGCTAACGAAATGATCAATCCACCCCAAGAAGCACAATGACCGCGACCCCACAAGGCACTCCACAACTCACTATTCCTGAAGGACAAGAAGGAATCGCTAGTCCTGATCAACAAGAATTAGTTGAACAGATTCAACAAGAAGGACAGATCTCTGAAGAGGCTCAACAAGTCCTAGAAAAATTCAAAAGTACTGAAGATTTAGCGAAATCTTACGCAGAGCTACAAAGAAAGTTCACGCAGAATCAGCAGCAAAAACCTGAAACTCAAACTGAAACTCAAACTGAAACCACTGAAAAGACACCAGACTTTGATCCTGAGAAAGTTAATTGGCCTGAATCAATAGAAGAATACACAGTTGAGATTGGAGAAAAATTTTACGGAAAAGAAGTTGCACAAGCTTTGAATACGGCTGAAGTTAATCCTGTTGAGATGTGTGAAAAATTTTACGCAGGGGAAGATGTAAGTAGTTATGTAAATGACATCGTTGAAAAAGGCGGGATTCCAAGAGGCTTAGTTGAAAGATATTTAGAGGGAAGTCGTCAAGCAGCAGGTTTTGGCTCGACGACAACTTCAGAGGGGATAACAGAAGAACAAGAACAACAAATAAAAGATGAATTAGGAGGCGATGCTGCTTTCAATCAAATTGCTGATTGGGCTGGTAAAAACCTAAATGCAGAAACTTTAAAAGCCTATAACGAGACTATTGATAGTGGAAATCCAGATGCAATTCGTTGGGCAGT